TTCGACAAATTCTCGCATGAGATCGGATAGGTCTTGCATTATCCTAGTACCTCCGCTTCTATGTCGATGGTAAAATCAGAGAGCCAGTTATCGCCGGAGAACTTTGCTTTTATAACTTTCATCTCCGTGTTTATTGACGAGGCCTCCACCTTACAGGCCGCGCCGGGTATCAACTGCGGGAATAGCATTGTTTTGAACTGCCACTTATTTGCCGCGTCCTTTGTTGTGTCCGTCTCCTCGGTTTTATCAGATATAGGCTGCGGAATAGTGAGCAGACCGGTATCCGGCGACAAGCGGAGGCCGGTGGACTCGGCAGCCTCGCCGTCCTTGAGGATATATATCATCTCGTTTTGGATTGTGTAGCGCAGTTCATATTTGTTCAGGACTTTACGCAGAATATCCGCTGCCTGACCTATATCTGAAAATGCCCCTGGGTATTTAGCGTCTGAAGGTATAAGTTCTGTACCCTTTGACGGAAACCCTATCGCGTCTATTAAATCCTGAACTATGGTCAGCGCGTTTGTGTCCTTTGCATAGGATACTGAAACCTGACCAGCCATAACCGCAACACGGCCATCCTTGACCTCGATTTCGGTAATGTAATCAGTTTCCGATTTTCTCCTTATTCCTTTCACGACATCGCCGAAAAGAATGGCGGTAATTGTCTCATCGGAGTATCCGGCCTTCAATGTGCAATGGTTACCGGCAACGCAGATTTTATCGTGTGTCTCTTTGCTCAAATTGTATATTTCAATTTTTGCCGTGTTGGATTCGGGCTTATCCGTTTTTTCAATGTTGAAAGCAATTTTAAGCCCATTTATCTTAACGCCTTCGCCACCTTTGGGGCCGATAATTACTTCAACTTTCCGCATGAATGCCATAGCCTAGCCCTCCCATGTCCCATAGCAAAGTTTGAAACGAGTATTAAAATTGTCCCTCGTTAATTCCGCTGTCTCATAATTCCCTGTGGTGTCGAGTAACCATATCTCCCCAGGGGGAAGGTTCGGGCATGAGGCGCGATATTTCCTTAACAAATACGATCCGACAGAGAGACGGATACCGCCGAGAATTAAATTGTCCCTTGTGTCGGATATAGAAAGTATCCAGCCCTCAAGTATTGAGTTCCAACTAACATTTAATTTGTATCTCACGCCGGAAAGGTCTATTTGAACATTCCAGCGCGGAGTTGAGGAACTAAATTCTGGTAAAATAATAAAATTAAAATCTGTCATTGNGGGTATGGAACTCCAAACTTCCTTTGATAATCTGCNGGTGTTGCCGGGCCACCGGCGCGGATTTGCCTTCNCCACTCCTCTTTAGCGATACTGTCTCTNGGCTGCTCCGAACCCGATGTTCCTGCNTTGGTTGTTCCGGCTGTCTGGTCTCCTCCCGCGCCATTACTGCCGGANGCGTTAATATTTGTGGTATCTGATTTGACAACCTTTATTTTTTTGAACTCCATTGTAAAAGGAAGGTTCGCGCCAGTTTCCACATCTCGGTCTATCTGAAATGATGTAATCACCATATTAGAAAATGTCTCCAGCCCCAGAACAACGTCCAGCGGCTGCTTTGATTTTGAAAGTTTTTTTAATTCCTGATATGCCTGACGTACACGCGCCATTCTGTCTGGGGCCTGAATATTGGATATGGAATTGCCGTCTATGGTAACTACCTCAAACTCCGCATTTCCAATAAAAGCCTCAACTGATACTACATCCTGATCCTCGACAATGTTATCTGATATATTGCTGCCTTCCTCAACAGGAATATCCGTGACCGAGTTTGAAAACTGATAATGTTCAGAAATAAAAGCGTCAACAACAAATGTGCCTATCATTTTTTGAGGAACTTCATACTGAAAAGCAACTTCTGCCATTACTTCCTCCTCACTTCCGGGCTTGGAATATTCGCCCTGCTGCTGTTGATAGAACTGGAAAGTTTAGCATTAAATTGTGCGTCTATTTGCCGCGCTATTGCCTCGCTCTGCTCCTGCGGCGTTCCTTTCGGAACATTTACATTTATATTTGTATTTGCGTTGACCGTTGAGTCGCCGCCTCTCGCATTGTTATAGGCATAGTTTGATGTCTGCCCAACCCTGCTGGCTGCGGGGTTCTGTGGAACTCCTGCATACGCTGGCTGCATTTGATTGCCGCCAGTAAAGAAGTTTCCAATGCCTTCAACTGCACCTCCGAAAAATCCTTTAACGCCGTTCCATACCTCTTTTATTTTATTTATGAAACCGAGTAATTTTTCCTGTAGGGAATTAAATAGTCCTATAAAAGCGTTCTTGATATATTCTATGGCAGCGGTGGGGCCTTGCTTCATTGCCTCCCAAAGTCCGCTAAAGAAACCGATAATACCATTCCAGATACTTTTAATGGAGTTAACCAAGCCGGTGAAAACAGACTTGAGGCCGTCCCAGATACTTCTCGCGGTATTTACTATTCCCTCCCATAAGGAAGCGAACCAACCGGTGATCGTGTTCCAAATCCCTTTGATAGCGTCTACCAATCCGGTGAATATATTTTTTATTTTATCGCCTATTGATCTGATAACGCTTACCATGCCATTCCAGACCGTCCGCGCTGCCTGTGCAATGGATTGGAATACTTTTTTAATGACAGTTAATAACCTTTTCCATAGGTCAATTATATATGCTATAAGCCTCTTAAATGATTCTTTCAGGTATGCGAATGTCGCCGCTGGCCCCTGCTTTAATGCTCCCCATAAACCGACAAAGAATTCTTTTATACCATTTATGATAACTTTTATCTCATCAATTACGGCACTTATAATATCCCTGATTTTTAGAAACACATTTTTTGCGCCATCGGGCATCTTATCCCATACTTTGCCGAGAACACCTTTAATTTTTCCCCATGTGTTATCAACAAAATTGCGGAACTTCTCGTTGTGGTCATAAAGAGCCTTCAAGCCACCAGCCCAGGGATTGACCATACCTACGGCGATTGTTTTCCAATTATTTTTAAGGAACTCCCCGGCTTTCGATGCTCCGGTTTTAATGCCCTCCCATGCCTTACCAGCTACATTTTTAATTCCATCCCAAAGTCCGCTAAAGAAGTCTGCTACTTTATCCCAATTTTTTATTAAAATACCTATTGGGTGATACTTAAAAAATAAATCTTTCAAAAAATTAAATGCTTTTGAGAATATATTTTTTATCCCTTCCCACAGGTTAATAAAGAAGTCTGCAATCTTTGACCAGTTATTTTTTATAACCATTACAAGCCCAACAATCAGAGCGACAGCGGCGATCACCGCTACCACTATAAGGCCGATAGGGTTTGCCATCATTGCCGCATTTAATAACCATTGAACAAGCGTCCATATTTTTATAATGGCGATTATGCCAATAATGATTGGCGCGAGGGGAGTTAGAAAATCTATTATGCCTCCTAAACCTTTAATTATGACAGCTAACACACCGCCGATAATCGTGAGAGGAACCTTTAACATATTTATTACAGGTATCAAGCCCTGAACACCCACGGCAAAGAAGTTCAATACTTTCTGAACTAGTTCACCCAGAGCCAGCAATGCTGGCCGCAGGGCAGTATAAGCAGTTTTGAAAGCATAGAAAAAAACCTTTCCAACTGATACAACAAGTTTCATAATGCCGGTAAGCACTTGACCGGCGATAGCTTTCAGGTCTGCAAAGAAACCGCCTATTACATCAAATGCGCCCATGTCCTCAAGCCTGTATCCGAGGACTTCCCACATAATAATTACTTGAAAAATCCAATGTATAACTTCTTTCAGAAACTTGACAAATTTTCCTACAAAAGCGTCTTGACCGGCTTTGGCTATTTCAAGAATATATTTGAGCATATCTTTTAAGTCATCATTTATTCCGAAGCCTATCGCCTCGGCTGTTGCTGCCTTGAAACTATTAAACTGTTTTATAACACCGCCCAACGTGTTCATTTGCTTTGCGAGCATTTGGTTATACTTGCCGCCCTCGTTGGTTAATGACTCCAGCGCGGCCTTTGTCTGGGCATAGGTAACTCCGGTTTTTGTTATTTCTTCACGCGATTTTCCTGTCTGCCTTGCCACCTCCCCAACAACGTCAAATCCCTGATTAACAAAAGCCTTCAAGTTATTTGCGCTTGCCTTGCCATTGGCAAATACCTGTCCCATATTATTTGACATAGTGACAAAAGCCTCTGAATTACCCTGGGCAACATCGCCGAGGCGCGTCAGTATGCCTGACGCTTCCTCCGCTTGCATTCCGAATGTAACCATTCCCTGTAGGCCACCGATGGCGTTTGCGGTTCCATAAAAATCAGAGAGGGGAGAATAATCGAGGTCGTGAATTATTTTGTTTGCTTTTTCTTGATCACCCATCATAGTGCCAAGAGTTACGCGATAACGCTCCGTTTCTGCGGTTGCGCCTATTACGGAGTCTTTAACAAAACTAAAGGCCGCGCCCAATGCTTTTTGAGCCACGCCCATTATGATATTTGCCTTCAAAAAAGAAGCGGTAAGAGATTGTTGTTTCTGTTTTGTCTGATCTATTCCCTTGTTGTATTGGTCACGTCCAGTATCATCAACTTTGTATCCCAACAGGGTGATCAATTCACGGATTATAATATTGGCACCCTCCTACCGCCGTCCAGGTTTACCGGCATTTCTCTTTNTCTCTGCTTCGATCTTCTCCAGTTCCGCTTTGTCNTAAGCCTCACGNGCCGTTTCAACAGCGGAATACATATCCAATATGGCGTTTGCNTCCATCACATCCGCNTAAGTCCAGGTCTCTTTTATTTCGCGGACAGGAACATTTTTCTCATACCATAACCGCCATATTGGAAATTCGATTTCCAGTTCTTCGCTTAACTTTCCGATGTCCCCGATTGCTCGGATCCGGTCTGCTGTATCGTTCCGGCCTTTTCGGAGGTGAGGGTTTGCTGAATTNTCTTTCCAATACCCTTCACCACCTTGTCGAAAAAATCCGGGTAGTTCACCTTGAGAACAAATACNGCAAGTTCATAAACTGAAAATAATTTGCCGGAAAAGACGAGTTCCATAGCGGTATCAAAGTCAGTTCCGAATGCGATGCTCCGTGGCTTACCTTCCTCATTCCAGTTCGCAATTACATTCGCAAATAGCCTTTTGAAAAGAGCGACAAAGCTGTTTTCGTCTAACTTCTCAAACAGCTTTTCCAAGCTGCTTGAGAAAGACATACTTGCCGGATTGAGGTCGAGAACGCCTTTGACTTTATTTCCGTCAATACCGCCCAAGAGTTCTCCGATTGCCGGGCCGAAAGTGCCGACAAGGTACGCTTTCAGACGCAGCCCCTCGACAGCCATAAAAGGCGCGACCTGAAAGGTCACGCCGTCAATTGTGGTAGATTTTGCTCTGTTTTCCATAGTTTTTCCTCTTTAATAAAATTTGATTGCCTCCGGCAAGGCATATCATTTTTAGGCCGCTGCTTCCTGCCCTGTGTGAATAGTCCAACCGATATCAGTTGTTTCTTTTGCCTTGCCGTCATCAGGCTCTTTAACAATCCAAGCCTGTGGCCAGAACCTTGCCCTGCCGGAGTTCAAGTCCGTTATGAGCAACGGCAGCATACCGAGGCCTGTTAAGGCATCAGCGGCTTCAACTGTACGGAGGTACTCATTGGAAAGGCTGGTTTGNAGGAGNGTAAGGTCAATGGTACTCGTNTTGTCATTTGACAATGCGCGATTTACCTCACCGTCTGCGCCGACCTTCCGCGTCCACCTCTCGCTGTTCGCTGTGACNTTGACAAAAGTCCCATCCGTGAAACCGGCAATAGGAACACCGCCAAGAGCAATAATGACTTTTTTCGCGTCATAACTCGTTACCAATGGATTTGCCATAGTTCATATCCTCCTTACAGCGTTACCACGCCGCGTATTTTGGTGCTGTGGATTGCTCCTGCAAGAACGCCGGTAAACTTGACATCCGGCAGGAAACGCTTCCCTTTATCGGTGATGGATACCTCGGCTACCGCAGGGAACTCGATATTGTATGAGGCGAGAATGCCGTTCTTAACGGCCTCCTCCAGCGCGGATTTAAGCGGAGATACAACCATTTGAATACCGGCATCCGTGAACGGAACCTTGTCAACATTCACCAGCGCGGTAAACACGAGGTTCTGTATTCGCGCCTCAAGCCAGTCAACGCCGTGGATAACGTCAATGTACTCACCGGCTGCGACCTGTCCGTTACTCGTCATCGGGACATCAGCGGTTGTCATGTACCAGGTCGCATTCTTTTTCTCCACATTGGAGACCTGCCCCTGGGCAAGATCGTAAGTCGGAACTGCCTCAAGCGGTTTGAACTTCCATGTCGCCGAGCCGGGAGTTTTTGAAAGCATCTTCCCGAAATAAGCGGCTTCCGGTATNGGGTCTGTNCTGGCGAGAGCGTCAACCGCAGCGTCAGCGAGTTTNGCATCCGGGTGGTAGAAAACAAAAACACGGTCGAGGTTGTTCAGNTTTGCCCACGCCGCNATATCGCCGGTCTCCTCGTTGGCAATAAGATCATCGCCGCTGCACAGGCCTCCGAGTTTCTTGTTGGATTGTATCCACATCGCGCAGTCCTGCTGATTTATCATCTGCCGGGCCGAAACGCTGATGGCGTACCAATCGTTATTCTGCTCTTTGATTTTGGAAAGCGCAGCCGTCCAGTCCGGGTCGGCAGGGATTGCTTTGGAAGTGAATGTCATCGTTATGGAGGGTTCACTG